ATGCACGCCATAATGCTCAAAGCCAAGTTGCATCGCGCCGAAGTCACCCATGCCGTCCTCGACTACGAAGGCTCCTGCGCCATCGACGGCGATTGGCTGGACCTCTCCGGAATCCGCGAGTACGAACAGATCCAGATCTACAACGTCGACAACGGCGAGCGCTTCACCACCTATGCGATCCGCGCCGAGAACGGCTCGAAGATGATCTCGGTGAACGGCGCCGCGGCACACAAGGCCAAGGTCGGCGACCGCGTGATCATCTGCGCCTACGCACACTACAGCGAAGCCGAACTGGCCAGCCACAAGCCGCGCATGCTGTACATGGCGCCGGGCAACCAGCTCAGCCATACCAGCGAGGCGATTCCGATACAGGTCGCCTGACCTCGCCCCCTCTGGATAAAGCCCGGTTTCATCCGTGAAAGGGAATGAGATAACTGTAGGGGAATCGGTGAGATAAATCCGGGATATTCCGAGCGGTGACGGGACAGACTGGGATAGAAAATCCAAAGTGATTGTGAGATTTGCAAGAAAGAGTGAGGCCCTTAAGCCTCACTCTTCCTCGTCCAGATGACTATGGAACAAGTCTCCCTGGTTGCGAGCGATGAACGCCAGCCGCATCCGCTTCAAGACCCGATACACGAACTGCAGCGTCACGTTATGTTTCATCGCCAGTTCCCGCTGGTTCCTGCCGGTGAACTCGTCGAACAGTTGCTGGTGCAGCTTCGACGCCTGTACGCTCACCCCCTTCGGAACGTAGAGCTGCTGGCCGCCCCATACCTGTGCCATCTGCGCCGCCACTTCCGAACCGTGCGCCTCGGCCAGCTCAGGGCTGACGTGCAGGGTCTCGATTGCGGACTGCGCGACGTGATCCGCCAGCGCGGCCAGCATCTCGCCGGCCGTACTGTTGGGCGCTCTTACCGATCCTGCCATTTCTTGAGCCTCTCGATGACGTTGCTGGCCTGGTCGGCCTTGAGCCACTGGAGCGCGGCGACGCCAGTTGCCCGCTGCACGAATGCAGCGAGCGCGCGCTCCGATGGATCGTTGACGATTCCCTGCTGATGCATCTCCAGCCAGAGCGAGCGGATCTTCCGCGACTGGCTGTCGTCCGCCAGAGGGCGGGACTGCCGGTTCGGACGGACCTTGAACCCTCGCAGCTTGAGCTGTTCCAGTACTCGGTAGAGATTTGGAACAGTGAGCTGCGCGGTTGATGTCGCACCGTCCAGCCCCTTCATGCCGGCCAGGAGCAAGCGGTAGGTTTCATCATCCATTCCCAGCTCACGCCGGCCAACGTGGATGAGCTTGATCAGGCGTAGACGGTTGGGGTTGGTCGTAGCCATTACGTGCCCTCCGGAGTGATACGCCAGAGGCTATGGACCTTGCCGACAGGTTGGCACTCCAGCCGCTCAATGCTGGATTTGAGACTGGGGAAAATCCTCTCAGCCAAGCGCCTCACAGGGTCTTCGCAGTCATGAGTACACGATGCCCGCTTACCCCGTACCGTGCTGGTGACGTAACCAGCGATGCCGTCCCATTTGACCGAAACGTCCACCGGTTGAACGGGATGAACAGCGGCAACAGCATGCCGACACACCCAGGGGCGGCCGTGAAACTCAGCTTTCACGATGCCATCACGCTTAAGCGTCTTGAGGTTCGTAACCTTCGTCCCGCCCCATACATCGGTCTGATAAGGCCAGCTCCGAATAACCACGCCGTCCTGGTTCAACAGCCAGACTAGAAAGTCCTGGCCGTTGTCTTGGAACTCGATAAGGGTTTCCGCGTTTCGTTCAGCCATGTCACACCCCCTCCCGAGTGAGCCGAGCGAGCGGTCGATGACCAACACCCTCGTGCAGTTGGGCCCGCTTGCCTGCGGCATACCCCGCTTCACTGGCCACTTCGTCACGAACCTTGAGCTTGCGCCGCTTCATCTCGAACTTGCCAACGTCAGCGTGGTGCTTCGCCATGTACGCCTGGATCGCGTCGGCGATGTTGTCGTCGACGCCCGCGAATTGGTCGACCTTGGCGTACACGGCCTCGATCCAGCCATGCGCGAAGGCGTCTCCGCGGGCTACCTTGGTGGAGCGCTTGCAGCGCTTCTGCGTGCTCAGATAGTCCTTGCGTGCCTTCTGCAACTGGCGCTCCAGAACCTGGTAGGCATAACCCGTCAGCTCCGGCGCTGCCGCGCAGCCAACGAACAGGAACGACGCGCTTTCGCGCCAGGAGGTGCAGATAATCAGGTGTGTGCCGAAGGCATGGCAGCACACCTGTGCGAGGCACACCCGCCAGGCCGGTGGTTTTCCATCCGAACCGGCGGGAACCCTAGCTTCGCCAGCCATGCTGGCCAGCACGTCGCCCATCTCCAGGTTGTAGGCTTCCATCAGCTTGTGGGCGTGACGCAGCGCGATCTCGGCCTCGTTCGGGTTGGAGCCTCGCCCCTTGGCCATTTCCAGGCACTTCTTGATCTTGTCGAGGATACGGTCCTGGTCCATGTCACACCCCCGCGATATCAAGAGGAATGGAACGGTACTGGTCGGTGTCCCCGACCCGCTCCTGGATACGCACGTACGCCTTGGTGCTCACGACCTGGACAGCCTCGCCGATGGCCTGCATTGCACGCTGCCAACGTTCGTCATCGATCTGCAGGCGGCGCAGGGCAAGCACGCTGCCGGTACGGATGTTCCCTGCTTGGTCCACGCGGAACGCATCGTTGATCAGCGTGATGACCTCTGCGCGAGCGCCTTCTGTCCATTCGTGGAGGCACTCGTCGATCAACGCCTTGGCCGCCTGCAGGCGCTCGTCGAAGGCGATGTTGTCAGCCATGGCCCGAATGACCTTGTAGCGACCGTCTAAGCTGACCAAAGACACGTTGCCCTTCTTGCCACCTACCTTCGCCTGATACTGCTCGGCCGACAGGGTGATGAAGGCTTCGATATCGCCGAATGTAGCCAGTTTGAAATCCAGCAACGCCTTGCTCAGGGCTTTCCCCTTGGCGACGATCTCCTGCACGAGGTGGTCGCGCTCCAGGTCGATGGGCTTGATCATTTTTTCAGGTACCAGGCGCCCCTTGGCGTCCATGCGGTACCCGGCGGGAACATGCACTGCTTGTTCAGCCATGGGAGGTTTCCTCCTCGGGATTCGGTACAGCGCTCATCTCAGCCAGGGAGACGAACGCATTCAGGATGTGTCCGCAGTTGCTGCAGGTGACTACAAGATCGATCAGGCTCGGGTCATGAGCTGCAGAGCGCGCAGTGATTTCAGGGTACGGCGTGCCGCATTCGGAGCAGTCGATCTCCAAGACATCAGCCATGCTCAACCTCCAGCACTGGAGCACGATGGAGGCGGTCAATGCGGTCGATCTCGGCCAGAAGAAGCGCCACCGCCTTGACCAGATTGCGACGGTCACAGTCGCTGGGGTTCCAGTACTCCTCATCCCACGGCCACAGTTCCGGAACAATCTTGGCGATGCTCATAGGGCGCTCCGGATCGTTGATTCGGCAGTGGGCTTCCTCGGCGTAGCAGACTGCGGCCAGCACAAGCGCACCATCGGAGTACTCGTCGTCGTACTCCGGGTGATGCCCCTTGTCGGCGATCTGTCGGATGCGCTCGGATAGCACGTCGCGGAGAGACTCCGGTGCTGAGTGGGTGTAATGCCGAGCGGCTAGCAGGTCACGCGCGATCAGGCGATAGATGTCGCGGATCGGTGTGTCATCTTCAATGGCTCCGTCGAACACCTGGTCCACCACCCAGCCGAGCAACTCGTCGTCGATCTCGTACCAACCTTTCGGGCCTGGTACCGGAACAGGCCGCCCGTCACTGATCAGCATCTGCAGGTGATCTAGGACTATGGCGACATGACCCATGGTTTCCTGCCAGAACATCGCTGGATTAGGGCTCCTCACGGCTTTGCGCAGGGCCGCCATAGAAGCGGAAAGCTTGCTGTCCATCAGTGCACACTCCCAGCAGTCTGCTGCTCGGCCTTGAGGTGCAGGTAGTAGGCGGCTAACTGCTCCAGTTCGGCTTCATAGGCCTCGTGTTGATAGGCCAGCTTCAATTCCGCCAGCTTGATCAGGATGTTGTTCGCGTGATTGAGCTGCTGATTCAACGTGTGGTTAATGGTCTTCAGCTCGACCATCTGCTGGTCCTTTGCGAAGCCATCGCGCAGAACGTCCTTCAGGGCCAGGCGGCAGTCCTCCTCGCTCATGGCATCAACATCCATCAGCGGGGTGTAAGCGTGAGTTATGACGGTCATTGGTCTTGCTCCTTCACCTGGGTCACCCACGACACCTTCACCCCGCGCAGACGCACGGTGTTGCAAGTAGTCATGCCAACGGTCTTGCAGTGAGCGCTGCGAAACTCCGGCAAGAAGTGATCGGCCAGGCTCTGTGCCTGGTCCCGGTCGATGAACAGCGACTCATCGGGAACTGATGTTGCGACGACGCGAATGCCGACTTCGCGGAGCACGCGGGTCACTGCGTTGACCGCCGCGAGCTTCTCGGCCAGCTCATTGGTCAGGACGTGGCACGCGAAGAATGGATCGCGCAACGGCAGCTTCGGAACGGCGTGAAGGGTTACTGTCGCGCGCATATCACACCCCCGCCCGCACGGCTGCAGCGATCAGCTCGCCAGTGACTTTGGGTTCGCAGACCTTCACCGCCTCGTTCATGGCTCCGCTGACCAGGTTGTTGACCGCCAACGGGTAGCACAGCGAGGAGGTCTGCACGCTGCGATGGCCACCGCGTCCAACCGGTACGGTGCTGCGCAGGCAGTTACGAATTTCCGTGAAGGCGGACGGCTCGAACACGTCCAGGTAGTCGACATCGACCCGTGCAAGCTTGTGCTTCAGGTAGGCCTCGACATTGTTGTCCAGAGGCTGCAACCAGACCTTTTCGCACCGCTGCACGACCTCGCGTACCGCAGCGTTGTTCTCGGAAAGCTTGACGTCCAGCTCGGTCTGGCCGATCAGGATGATGGACAGCAGTTGCTTGAAGCCGCTCTTGATCTCGTAAAAGCGCTTGAGGTGTTTAATCGTCGCCTCGGACAGGCTGTGTGCCTCTTCGATTACCAGAACGTGCTTCTTGCCGACCTGGCTCTTGAGTAACTGGTGCATCTGCTCGGAGCGATCCTCAAGGCTACCGCGAGCCTTATCGCCGGGAGCGATGGTGCGAATCACCGCACTGATGATGTCGATGGACTTGAGCGGCTTGCCCTTGCGGTCGCTGTCCTCGCTACCCAGTACATAGGGCTCGATGATGGTGATCGGCTCCTGGTTGACCTGAATCCACTCGGCCAGGTCCTCGCGGAGTGTGGACTTGCCCGCGCCGGACTCGCCGATCACCGCCAACATCCCACCATGCTTCGCGGTCTGACGGATGGACTGGCGCACGTAGCGGATGTCATCGGACAGAAATACGTCCTCTGCTGACTGCATCTCGTAGGTGAACGGGTCACGCGGCAGACGGAAGTGGCGTTTGGCTTCGGGGGTCAGGGTGTACTTTCGTAGTAGCATGGTGTCGCTCTCTTTGCTGTCTGCATTGTTGAGTGCCGGTGCAGCGTCAGTCTTGGCGGGCGGCGCTGCATCGGCTTCCATCACGAACAAGTCGCGAATGTGGTCATCGTTCGCCCCACGGGCGAACAGGGTTTCCTTGATCTTGTGCTCCAGGCCGGAGCGGTCGATGGTCTTCGGCCATTGGCCGTGATTGACCAACTGCGCAACGGCTGCCTGGCTGAGGGGTTGGCCGTCCGGTTTCTCCAGGGATGCGGCCAGTTCGCTTTGCGGAATGCCGAGGTCGGCAAGTACCCGCTTCAACTTCATCTGCATGACGTGCTCCTACACGGCCCGTAGGCCGCTGACGTTGGAGGCCGGAGGAACAGCGACCGGCCGGGTGAACTGTTCGATAAGGGCGTTGACCTGGTCCTCGGGCACGCCCTCCTTAAAGGTGCTGCGCAGCCAGGCGTTCTCCTGCGCCGTGAGGTTGCGGCCAATCGCCTGGGCGATCCGCAACATGGCCTGCATGGCGGACAGCTTCGGCACGTCAATGCGCAGATGCTCCGGCGTTTCGATAGTGCTGCCCTGGCGCTGCAGGTAGGTGGGGTGTTCCACCTGCTTGAGGTGCTGGTGGGAGTCGAGCTGGCCGCCGAACGGAGTGATGTTCTTCGCCCTGGCCTGCTCGGCGTCCTGCTCCGGATAGGCCAGTTCGTCCATGGCCTTGGCGGCATGCTCGATGGCAGTCTCCGGCTGAGCCTTGTACTCCTGGCCAGGTACCGCTGCGTCCAGGCGCTGGCCGAAGACGTCGTAACCCCGGATCGGCTCCAGTCGGTACTTGAGGGTCTCGCCGTCGTAGCGCGGCACCTCGATCTGGATGGCGCAGTCGCCGTATACCAGGGACCGGACACTGACGAAGCTGCCCACGGTGACGCCGTCCAGGCCGCGCACGCTGTAGAAGGCCGAGGCATCGGCGCTTGGATGCTTGAACTGGATAGTCAGGTCCGGGTTGACCTTGCGCTCGACCTCGCTACTGGTCATCAGCGCTCGGCAGACCTCTACCGGAGGTAGTAGACGCAACTGCTCGGCACGGATCAGTTGCCACAGGTCGTAGCGGGCGACCGGCGCATCCAGCCCCTTCCGGTGCAGCCGCGAATCCTGATGCGGAATCAGATTCGCGTTATAGGCCTCAGCCCAGGCCTGGGCCGAGGCGTTCAGCTCGGCAATGTCGTTCACCGGCTGGAAGCGCAGGCGGCTCTCGAACTGGGTTTCGACGATGTTGTTGCCGACTTCAACGCCCCCCTTGGCGCGAGCGTTTCCCGCAGCGTGTTCCAGAGGCTCGACTTCCAGATGATCCAGCAGATTCTTGATCGCATTACTGGTGTTGGCGGAGCCCTTGTCCCACAGCAGGAACTTGGGTACGCCGTGAATCAGGCGCTCCTCCTGCTTGCCCCAGGCGTACATCAGGAACTCGAACAACGCATGCTGGCTCTCGCCGGCTGACTCGCAGTACCAGGTCACCAACGCTCCGCTGGCGCGGTCATAGAGCACATAGCGCCAGACCTTCAGCTTGACCTTCGCGAAGTTCTCCAGCTTGTTCTTGTAGAACTCGCGCTCGCGCATGATGTGCTGGCGGCCCTTGAGGTAGTAGAGCAGGCACAGCGACGGGTCGACCTCGTGAAGGTAGTTCGGATGAGGTGCGCGCAGTGCCTGGACGGGGTCGACCTGGCGTTGGCTGGCCACGTTGAGACTGCGGGGAGGGTGTGCAGAATTTTGTGTAACCGGGGTTAGGGTTACTGCTGCGGCAGGCGGTCTTCGTAGCTGATCGTAAAGCGAGTCAGCGCCGCCTTCCAG